AAATGAAAATAATTGATAATTTTTTACCTGAAGAAGAATTAAAAGAATTACAAGATGTAATGATGGGACCAGATTTTCCCTGGTATTATAATAATTGTGTTGCATTTAAAGAAGTTGTTCCTAGCCCATATGAATATTATTTTACACATATGTTTTTTTGGGACACAACTCAAAGTAAATATAATGAAATAATAACCAGAATAATATTACCAAAATTTAAATGGTTTTCTTTAAAAAGAATTAAAGGAAATTTATATGCATCAACAAATAAAAAAGTAACATTTGAGTATCACACAGATTATGACTTTAAACACAAAGGTATGCTATTTTCTCTTAATACTTGTAATGGAGGAACAATATTATCTAATGGTGAAGTAATTAAATCAGTAGCTAACAGGGCTTTGTTTTTTGATCCTTCTAAAAAACATACATGCACAAATTGCACAGATACAAAAGGTAGGTTTAATATAAACATTAATTATGTGTAATGAAATTGTTTATAAAAAAACATTTAAGTAATGTTGTTTACCCTATAAAAAAAGAAGGCTGGGATGTGGAAGGTATACTTAAAAATAGATTAAATCAAAAACTTAAATTTGATTTAAGACCTATAAAGAATAATATTAAAATAGGTAGTTTTAAAAGCAAAGCAGATAAAATGGTCTTTGATATGAAAGATCAATTTATTGTAGTAGATACCGAGGAACTTCATCAGTATTTAAAAGAAAATAAACTAAAAGAGGTGCATTTACAAGATTTGCTATCTAAGCTAGAGTGGAATATAATACTACCAAAATAGCCTAATCTTTATAGATATACGCTTATAGTGTATAATTCAAGCCATGTCATTACAAAAAGTAAACTTTCAACCAGGGTTTAATAAACAAGCATCAGACTCAGGGGCTGAAAACCAATGGGTAGATGGTGATTTTGTAAGATTTAGGTATGGAATGCCTGAAAAAATTGGCGGTTGGACAGAAATTATGGACAAGAAACTTGTAGGAGCGGGCCGTGCTTCACATACTTGGGCTGATTTAGATGGCAGAAAATTCTTAGCTATCGGTACAAACAAAATTTTATATATTTACAATGGGGATGACTACTATGACATTACACCTTTTGATGCAAATTTAGCAAAAACCGGATGTGACATCACTACAACTAATGGTTCAACAACGGTTACAATTACAACACCCACGGCTCACGACCTAGAGCCAGGTGATCTTTTAACTTTTGACAATGCCGGATCATTTACAGGTGGTCAAACAAATTATACAGCTACTGACTTTGATGATATTTTATTTGAAGTACAACTAGCACCTACTACTTCAACCTTTACAATTTTAATGCCTACTGCTGAAACAGGAACAGGCGCAACAAATGATGGTACTCTTGATAGTAAACCTTACTATAAAATAGGACCCTTACAACAAGCCTTTGGTTATGGCTTTGGTACAGGTTTATACGGAGCTTCTACTTGGGGTACACCAAGAACTACTTCAAATGCAATACTAGATCCAGCTTCATGGTCTTTAGATAATTATGGTGAATTATTAATTGCAACTATTAAAAACGGAGCTACTTTCTCATGGGATCCGGATGGAGGATCAGGAATAGCAGCTAGAGCAACTATACTATCTGGAGCACCAACAAGATCTGTTATGAGTATGGTATCTGATAGAGATAGGCATTTAATTATTTTAGGAACTGAAACAACTATAGGTTCAGCATCAACACAGGATAAAATGTTTATTAGATTCTCAGATCAAGAATCTTTAACTGATTATACTGCAACATCAGTTAACACTGCGGGTTCATTTAGAATAGATAGTGGTACCAAAATTGTAGGTGCTGCAAAAGCAAAAGATTACATATTAATTTTAACAGATACTTCTGCGTACCTTATGCAGTTTGTGGGACCTCCTTTTACTTTTAGTATTAGACAAGTGGGTTCAAACTGTGGATGCATTGGACAACATTCAATAGTATATGCTAATGGAGCTGTTTACTGGATTTCAGATTCAGGTGGGTTCTTTATGTTTGATGGTACTGTTAAAGCTTTGCCATCGCTAGTAGAAGACTTTGTATTTCAAACTAACGATAATGCACCAGGTTTTAATTTTGCTAATGGTTCAGAAATAACTTATGCGGCTCACAATTCTTTATTCTCTGAGATATCTTGGTTTTACGCATCCTCTACTTCAAGTTATATAGATAGACAAGTAACTTTTAATTATGCAGAACAAACTTGGACTACAGGTTCATTAGCTAGAACAACTTTTACTGGCGCTCACTTATTTGATCAACCTATAGCTACAGAGTTTGATGTTAGTTTTACACCTACAACACCAACAGTTCAGGGAGTATCGAACGGTGCAAGTAGAGTGTTTAATCATGAAATAGGGACTAACCAAGTATTAGTGGATGGCACAACGACTGCAATTCCTGCATTTATAACCTCAGGTGATTTTGATCTAGATGCTCAGGGTGATGGGGAATATTTTATAAAACTTAGAAGATTTATACCTGATTTTAAATATATTAACGGTAATGCAAAAATTACAATAACAACTAGAGACTACCCCGCTCAAACACAAGGAAGCTCTCCACTAGGACCATTTACAATTAGCTCATCTACGAATAAAGTAGACACAAGAGCAAGAGCAAGACTTGCTGCAGTTAAAGTAGAAAATGATGGTTTAAATGAAAGTTGGAGATTTGGTCAATTTAGATTTGACATACAACCTGATGGAAGAAGATAATGGCTAAAGTACAAGTATTTTTACCGGAACCACCACAGGAGTTTAACACAGAAACTTTCAGACAAATAAATGCAGCTATTGAGACTTTACAAAATCAATTAAATACTTCTTATCAAGAAGAACAAAAAAATGAACAAAACACATTTAACTATTTCATGTCATGACAATAAGATATAAAAGCGAAACATTTGATTTAACTACGACTAACATCACAACAGTTTTAACCTGTCCTGCAGATGCGACTATTATTATTAAAAATGTACAAGCAGTTCACGATACTGCAAGTGATATAGATACAGATTTATTTATAACAAAATCAGGAGCTTCTCGTGTTCAAATAGGCCACATTAGTTTAAACAAAGCTACTGATAATCTAATTAAGGAATCACTAAACTTAGAAGCAAGTGATGTCCTTGAAATGCAAGCAGGTACAGCTAACGAGATTACAGGAGCTGTAAGCTATGCTTTAATAGATAGATCACAGGAAAATGGCTAAACAAAATTTTTCTTCATTCGTACCTAGAGCAAAACCCCGTAAGCGTCCAAGACGTCATAAGAAGACTCTTAACAAAAGTGAAAAAAGGTGTTATAAAAAATATAATAAACAAGGAAGGGTATAATGGCACATAAAACAGTAATGATTAATGGTAAAGAAGTACCAGTTATTCCAGCTAAAGCGGAAGAAGAAGTTAAGAATAAAAGAACAGGTAAGCTTTATGCTGACAAAGCTGAGTTTGATGCTGATGTGGCTAATAACGACACAGACACTACAGGCGAAGATTTACAAATAAATCAAAAAATAACAGTTGCATCTATGAGTATCTTTGGTAAAACAAAGGTATAATGCAACCAGCAGGCGGTACAGAACTACAACTAGCTTATCTTAAAAAACACATTAACCAAGGTGTGTTTGATTCTGTACAAATTACTACTTCAGTTCCAGAAAAGATTCCATTAGATCCTGTTAAATCAAATATTCTTTGGCAGAAAAATTCTTACGATCAACCTAATATTCATCCTTGGTTTAAAAATAAAGATAATCATTCTAAATATGATTGGTATGTTTTTAATAGTCATTGGAATTACGAAAACTTTAGGAAACATTTTCAAGTACCTGAGGATAGATGTACTGTAATTAAAAATGCAATTGACTATGATGAGTTACAGTTAAAAACAGATTTTAGCCCAAAGCCTAAAGTTAAATTGTGTTACATTTCTACACCGTGGAGAGGGTTAGAAATAGCTTTAGCTGCTATGGATGCAATTAAAGATCCTGATATAACTTTAGATGTTTATTCTAGTACAAAAATTTATGGTAAATCATTTGAGCAAAGTAATGATGATCAATATAAACCATTATATGAAAAAGCTAGATCTTTACCTAATGTAAATTACATGGGTTATTGTGACCATAAAACTTTAATGACTAAGTTAAAAGATTATGATGTCAATTGTTTCCCTAGTATCTGGGAAGAAACATTTTGTATCTCTGCTATGGAATCGTTAGCAGCGGGTCAGATTTTAATAACCACGGACCTCGGCGCAATACCAGAAACATGCTGCGAGTTTCCAATTTATATACCCTATACTCAAAACAAACCTAAATTATCAATACAATTAGCTGAATGTATTTTAAGAACAAAAGATATTTTAAAACAAGATTTAAGTAACGGACTTAAATTCCAACAAGAATATTATAAAAGATTTTATGATTGGAAATATATAGCAGGACATTGGGAAAACTTTTTGAAAGGAGCTATAAGTGTCAAAAGAAATAAATAAAAACCATCTAATGGTTTGCACACCTGTGCATTCAGACGTATCCATTCATTTTATGAGAGCTTGTTTAGACTTACAAAAAGAATGTATTTTAAATAAAACTAAAGTAACATTTCAATTGATGAAGTCTTCACTTGTAACACAAGGAAGAAACTTACTTGCTTCTTCTTTCTTAAATTCAGATGCAGATCAAATGTTATTTATAGATTCTGATATAGAGTTTTCTACTAGATCTGTTTATAGATTATTTAATTGTAAGCATGAGATAAGTTTAATACCCTACCCAATGAAACAGAAAACCGATAGTAAATTTAGACAAGATTTTGAAGCTAGACCTGATGATAATATAAGCACCATGGGTATGTTATTCCCTATTGAGTTACCAGATACTAAAAACATTACTCCTGTAGACGGTTTTATTGAAGTTAAAAAAGGACCAACAGGTATGATGATGATTAAAAGATCTGCATTTAATAAGCTTATTGAGCATTATAAAGAGTTAACAATAAAACAAAAAACTATGATGAATGGTGAGTTAGTAGATAGACCAAATTATTTTAACTTTTTTGATACTTATTGGAGTCCTAAAGATAAAACTTATATGGGTGAAGATTTCTTTTTTTGTAAGCTTTGGACATCTATTAATCAGAAAATATATGCTTTAGTTGACGAAGAAATAAGCCATATTGGAGAACATCATTACACAGGTAAAGTTAAGGATGAATTCTATAAAATCGGGTGATATTGAAGAATAGCCTTATATAAGTTAAAATAGCATAATAACTGTAAAAAATTATTATGGATCCATTACAATAGCAC